AATTAAACCACCAACATTACTTCTAGATGTTGCTCCATGAGCAGTTACATCAAGAGTGTCTTTTGTTATGTCTAAAGTCCAGCCTGTAGTTGATACAACTGCTTCAGTAGTTCCAGATCCGTTTTTAAATTTAACAGATCCTTCTTCTCCACGATAAAATGCCATTATTCTAAGAAAAAAGAGTATTTATAAATAGTTTAACTTGTAGTTGACTTTTTTACAGTACCTTTACTGTTATTTCTCATATATTGTTCACATCTAGGGTCCCAAAGGGCAGGATTTCGCTTTCCTTTTACTTTTTCGATAATATCGAGCATTTCTGGTGTAATTTCAGTCATTTTTTCTTTCCTTTAGTTGATTTTTTAGTGGATTTCTTTTTGCCCTTGCGGACAGTAGAAATGTATCCCTGACATCGACTCATAGCAGCAGATTTAGCCATTTCTAAATTTTTTGGTAAGAATTAGGTAGTTCTTAGTATATTCTAAACGAAGTTTGACCTAATGTCTCTGGTTTTGCAAGGTTAAACTGTTGTAGACAAAGATAACCAAAAGCATCAAACGCATGGTCAACTCCTAAATTCTTATTAGGCAACCCAGTATTGGGTGCATATGTCAAAGTTCTCAATGCTTTTATCAATTCTTTACATCTAGGATGTATTAAAGTTCTTCTTTCTCCATTAGCATCATACAAAGCAGTATTAACAGCAGTAATCTTATCTCTGATCTTCCAAGGACTTTTAGGACTCATAACAGTAAAACCAGATCTTCTTAAAATCGTATGATCTGTAACTCCTACCCCACTTGTTTTTCTTGCACTACCCGTAGGGTCAGGACAAGCAATAATTCTTCTATCTACCCCGTATCTTCTAACAACTTCCTCCGCAAAATCCCAAGTAGTAGCACCTCCTGTCAGCATAATCTCATCAAAGACATACAGTGTATCGTTATGCTTTACAGCACAGATCCCTGCCATAGGATCAACGTTAAAATCTAAACCCAATAACAAGGGCATCATGTGTAAATCCTGTACCTCCTTGTCAATATTGTCATCAGCAAAACTAACAGCGACAAGACCAGTAAGATTTTCAAAACTAGCTTCAAATTCTTGCCTAAATGTCCTCGCATCTAATTGACTCCTAGCTGCTTCTACCTCTTCAGCCTTAACATTACCCCCTTCAATAGTCGTAAAACTCCATCTTTGCCAATCATCTAGTTCCTGTTCACCACAAAAACACCACATATCATAAAACCAACTAGCCGTCCCATCAGGTGTACTAATAAATAAAGCCCACCCCTGCTTATCAGCCAACGCAGGTCTAATTACTTCCGCCCATACATCTCTATCCATAAACGCAGCTTCATCCAATACAACACCAGCTAAACTTCTTCCCCTCAATGCCATCGCATTTTCAGTTCCCTT